ACTCCAGTGATGTAGCCGTCCGCCTTGGTATTATAGGCCACAGTATCATCGGGATTATCTAGCTCGATGGATGATAGCGCTTCACGGTTATCGTTGGCGAGAGAAGCAATATAAGCCGTTCCCACGGTTTTATTGTAAGCGCTGGTACGCTCGCCGCCGGTTGTGATTATATCCAGTAGTGACGCTTCACGGCGCTTAGGTTGCGCAGTAACTTCACGGCCATCAACCTGAGTTGTACCCAGCTCGACTTCCTGCCCTTCTTGCGCCCCGATTCTCGCCCCAGCTCTGCGCCCCTCGGCTTTTATCGCGCTGGAAAAAGTCTCCAAACGATTAGCAAGATTCATCATCCCGCGAGCCGCGCCCGTGTCCATGTTTTGCGGCTGGAGCTGTACCGTCTCGGTGAATCGTTTAGCTGGCATTATTCGCCTCCGCTTCCTTTTGCTTGAAGCATGGTAGATCCACCTTGCTGCAACAATCCAAGCGCCGCGCCAGTTCGCGCTTGACGCTGAGCAATTCGGCCCTGTGATCTCAACGTCAAGGCTCTGATTCTAGTCATGGTTTCATCACGCTCAGTAGCTTCACGCTCTCGGCTTATATCCTCTTTCATAACCGTCAGCGGTGAACCCTCAAAACTAAGAACCCCACCAGCGCCAGCCGCCGCATTTTGTGAGGCCAGCGCCTCGTTCAATCGAGCCATCCGGTCAGCCTCACGCGATAGCGCCGCGCCCTCTTCAGCCTTGGCCGCAGTCTTAGCTTGAATGTTTTGAATCTTGCCCGCTTCCATCTGCATATACGCAGAGCCGCCAGCAGCTACGCCCAGTGTTACACCAACGAATATCCAGCTCATAATTCAGCCACCTCTGGAATAATGTATTTGCGCTCGATGGCCTCTAGGTCGTCGCCCTCGGCTGTATGTACATTCAGAAATATAGAATCGACATGCGTAAAAACTGCCTTCCTACACCCAGCAGGAGATGTGAAAACCTTTGGTGCTTTCATAAATTCGGTGCTGCCGTCCTCTTTTGCTATCGTGATTGCGCCCGATAACAGGATATTTATTGTTTCATGCCGGTGAATCTTACCGACTACCGCAGTGCCAGCAGGAATAAATAATTCCCGAACATAGGAACCGCTCGCGAAGTGATGCGTCAATGTAGTGGGGTCTGGCTCGTTAGCCTCAATCATGCCCCTGGCTAGTTGCGCTATTAAATTGCTCAAACTTTCACCTCGTTTCCTAGGCTTAAAATAGTCATCGGGAATGGCGTGTTTTGCGTAACAGTTAAAAACGCTTCCAAACTCCAGCCTAATAGCGTTATACGTTTAAATCCTGTTTGTGGGATTGGCGGGTCGAACTGATCCACGCCCATGGTTCTATCTGCCAAGCGCTGGCCGTTAATTACGACTCCATTGCTCTCGAATAGATGAATTGCCGCCCTAAGAATTTTCTTTTTACTCGCAGCATTCGGCCCAGAATTTAAACCGATGTTTAACGGCATCGTCTGAATCACTGGAGCGTAGGGAATTCCCGCCTGAATGACATCGGCATCGCGATCAATTGTTATTTGTCCACCTGTGACCACCTTAGTCCCCATGTAAGCGCCGTCCGCTTTAACATCTACCGTTTCACCTTCTAAGTGGTTCAGGCCCGTCAGTGTATCGTTACCGCCCACGTTAGCCGAGGTACTAGCATCCATCAAAATATCGTTAGACTCAGTCTCGACATAAAACACTGTACCGCCGTTAATTTCACGCTCCACCAGCATGTATAATTTATCTGATACCACCGCAATCGAGCGAATTAATCCACTCTCCCAGCGAGTGAACGCCACTACGTCCTCGCTCGCCATCGTATTGAATACGGTTAGATTGCCATTGTCGTTCAGGATGTAGATGTAGTTTGCATCAGTTGATTCAGTACCCTTGCTCGCTACCAATCGCACCGGATTATTGATTAAGTGCGGAGCCAATGAGCTGACCGCGTTGGTCTGATTCGCCTGAAACTCATTGATAAAAACGAACTGGTTTATAACCTTGCCAGTACGCTGTGCAAACAGAGTAACGCCATCAATAGACACCGGACGAACACGGCGACAACCCAAATTGGTCTGGGGTATTACTGCAATATTCGCGGGAGTTATTGGCGATTCACGAACATAGAATTCTGCCCCGCTTGTAAATACCTGTAGCGACCTATTCGAGTAAATGGATTGAATAATATTGAGCTGGTCAGTATCCAGTGTGGCGCTAATTGCTTCATCGTCGCGAGTCTTACCGACTCTAAAATTAAAAAACTGATTAACATTGCTGCCCCAAATTGTTGATGGTCTTGACGTTGAACCACCAAACCAAAGACGACCTTCGTGGAACGTACAAGTACGAGGCCAGCCGCGAGTGTTAGACCAAACATCCTCTTCCTGTGTTGTGCCGTCTTGAATGCCTGTTGATGTAGTTGTGTTCGACGTGGGAGCCGGTGAACTGACTATGATTGTCGTCATCAATGCCCAGTCATTAGCAGACGCACCAGCAAAAGTAATCTCCCAAGTTGTACCAGATACAAACGTGGTTGAGATTCCAGTTGAACCCGTATTGGGGAGCCTCTGCAATGCGTCTGTTATCTGTTGGGATAGGTCGGCAGGGTCGGAAATGTTATACGTTATTTCGTCAGTCTGAATGCCCTCTAAGCCGATTTTAAAAGTGTCCCCATTCAGGTAACTATTGAACCGCAACCGTTGAATTTCAGATACTGGCGTGGGGCTTAATCCATCGTTAAAATTAAACTGGAATATGTTTAGTAGGGGTGCAGCAGTAACTGCCCAATCTGTATCACTGGTTCGAGTGATTGCCTGTGGCGCAATGTCTTGCTGCGTAATAATTGCCGTGTCGAGCGATTGGATAAAATCAAACTCTTTAGCCTGTGCAGCCGTCCACGGAGTTACAAGGTAATCATTCCCTGAGCCGTTGATATTGGTTTGAAGTACGCCGCTTTTATAGACCTGCATCCGCAATTCAGTGAACACCAGTAGATAATTCAGCGACACGGAAAAACTGAATGTCTCCATTCTGCCATCACCGAGAGCTGTACCAAGATACTCCATGCCTGGGCGGCGCTTAACTCCACCTTGTGGGATAGTCAGCACGTTTTTAGCCGTCTGCAAGCCATTATAATAAGCCTGTATATCAATCCGACCGGCTAAAACTGGGTCAAGTTCCCCTCGATTGAAGTTGCTTTGGAAGGATTGAACGCCCATCAGTAACCATACCCCATAGGTTGGTCGCCACTAAATCGGGTATTAATGAGTGGGCTGTCTACAATTGCAGATTGTGGCCGGCTTTGTGAATCTGTGGCCATCGCCTTAGATGTGAAAATCAACGCCTTTTCCGTGAACAGCGTTGCCAGCTTCTCGTTCTCCATGATCGAGATGGCGAACTCGGACGCTAGATTATATTCCATCGCCTTGACCATGTGGGGCGGAAACTGCACCTCCTCGACATCGTAAACGTAAGTCGCCAGCAACTCACTTTGATTCGTGTAAATCAAATCCCCGACAATCATATAATCGCCCCACGGTTGCAAATTCCATAACCTGATTAGATCGGCTGGAATTTGAAACGCGTTGGTATAGTTCGTCAGCGTGTCCGGTTTCTGTGAGAGCTTATTAAGCCGCTGTTGTTTCAATGCGAACGACCAAGGGTGCTCACTCAATAAACGCCGTTTAGTGTCTGGATAGAGCGCCCCCGCAGCCTGAGCGCCTGCGCCAGCATCCTCAAACGAAGATATAGGATTATCGCCTATCAATATTAGAGCATTGCTCGCCATGTCGATGGCACTGGCCATATTATCCCCCCAGCCTTTCAGTCGTGAATGATAAGCCGCTTACTGTTGTATTTCCAGCCTGTGCGCCCTTGATTCTTACATCCAAAACCGATGGAGCAGGAATAGAAACAATGCCAGTCCAACTAATATTAGCGCATCCATTATTTCCCTCAGTGCAAGCCACAGCTTCAGGCAGCGGAACCCCATCAATATACATTTGCAGCGTTAAAACTTGGTTGTTTGTGTAGTCAAAACTTCCGGTAAAATTTACGCGATATTTATCATCAACGTCAATCTGTAGTATTTCTAGAGCATTGGGAAGCGCAATACATCGGTTTCGAGTCGTGACCTGCAACTTATCGAATACATTTAAAACCGTGAAACCAGTGCTCACAGCATAAACCGTGGGCGCAGTCTGACCGATTGAAGCAACGGCCAGTGTTTTGCGGTCGATGATTCGCCAATTATCAACCCCATCAGAGCGCAGCCGTACATACTCGCCGCGCTTGGCTAATGTGAAATAGTCCACTGTTCCAACGGTATCAGAGCCGCTTGGAAGGATTGTGGCTATGAACAAGTCCAATCCTGTGCGGTTGATGTAAATCTCTTCACGCGGCCAGTCAGCAGCGAGAGGGAGCGTAAAGGTAACGTCCGATGTGTTGTCTATTTCGAACGTATTGCCATCAGTCCAAACATGATTGGCTGTGATTTCTTGGAATGGTCGCCGGTAAATGTTGTTGTACATATCCGCAACACTGCCGATATCCACGTTAATCGTTGAGTCAACCATTATATTTGCACGTCCTGATTTTTTATGATGCTAATAGAAGAACCTGCGGCGCTGTTTACAGTCACATCCCCGCTTACATTAGCGATCAAAGCCTTAACAACAATGTCACCAGTGCCAGTAAACGTACCGCGCTCAATAAAAAATGAAGCGTTAATACCCAGCTCACTGTTACCGATTTTTCGAGTGATTGACGTGGCCACAATGTTTCCAACATTAATATCCATCGCGATATCTGTTGAACCGTTACTACCTGCAATAGATGGCAGCGCAACTCTAACTTGGTAATCTTCTTGGCTTGAATCGCCTACTGGTACGGTAACTTCTAAACCAATTTCAGTTGGTGAACCGGATGTGATCGAGTAGCTGCCAGAATCCACGCCCTGATAAAATGAGGCGTAAGTTACTGTATTGCTCGGTGTGGCGCTTGATGTATCCGAGCCAATAACGAGCTTAATAAGCACACCATCAACCACGGCAAGAATAAAATCAAATTCTTGCAGCTGGAATTTTTTGTCATCGAAATAGCCGGTACTTGTGACCGTAGAGAGATCGTCCGGCGTTGAATACGTCCAGACTCGTGGAGCTGAACTAGATTGTGCCGAGAGAGGCGCAAAAGTGGATTGATTAAATGCCATTTGTCACCTGTATTTTAAAACAAGGCAGGCCATTACAGCCCGCCCAGTTTATTTATGCAAAGTCGGTGGCAGCACCAACAGTTGCAGCGCCAGCGGTTACGCTCATAGATAGGAACGAAACCCCGTCCGATGCGTTTACCAAGATGATATCTTGGTCTTTCAACCCCAGACCTCCAGTGGTGGAAGCGGCAGCATCAAAGTAATTAGCCCCTTTAGCAGCCGCCAGTGTGTCGCCGGTCGCATAGGAAAAAATTCGAGGCGCGTCACTATTAGCCATTGAGGAGTTTGGGATAAATGTTTCAGCTGTAAAAGCCATTTGCTATCTCCTTATCAAGCCGTAACATCATATTCAATCTTAACAATACCGGCATTCTCTCGAATGACAGCCCCTGATTTCATAACGCCGTTAGCGAGCCATGAAGTTTTCTGTGCGATCCAATCAACACGGGTCTGCATATCCAAGCCCACCGCATAACCAATAGCCTCTTTGTGATACCCAAACGCTGAAACGATGTTGCCAGTTTGAGGTAATCCACCCTCAAGGCGTGAACCCAGCAGGCAGACTCGGAAGCCCATGAACGTGGCTTGATCCATTGTGCCGCCAATAAGCGCTTTGAGAGTAACAAAGTCGGAGCTAGTCACTTTCTCTTCACCCATCAGAGATTGAACGCCGGCAGCGGTAACGGCCAAAGTTCGATCCATATCATCGACGTTTCGGTCAGTCAGACCAGACAACGCAGCTTCACGCAATTTAGCCTCTGTGAGGTTTGCACCACCATCCGCGACAAGATAGCCCGTATCGGGATCATCGCCTGGAGTAGCGGAGTAAGTACCGCCATTCATTGCGTTGATGATGATTTGATCTTCGCGGCGACCTAATGCTTTAGCAATGGTTTTTGCTAGTTCGGCCTTCTCGTCGAAATTAACTTCGGCTTGATCGAAAATGTCCGTGTAATCGCCAGCGTTCCAATTCTCCATGCTCGCGGTTTGGCGTGCGTGGCTAATATCCATCGGCGTTACATCGGCTTGGCTGGCTTTTTGATTCGCTAGACCTTGGCCCATTCTTGTAAATTTATAGGATTCACCA